CAGGAGCTGTAAAGTTTGATAAAGAGGCTGATTGGTACGCACCCTTTGAGGATGAGCTGTTAAAATTTCCTCGTGATAAGCATGACGACCAAGTAGATGCGTGGGCGTACATGGGAATGATGCTTGATAAAATGTGGGAAGCTCCGACATCCAAAGAAGTCGAGGACGAAGAGTACGAGGCTTATGTAGCTAGTAGACAAGACCCTATGGAAGGGAGGTCTGCTATAACTGGATATTAAAATGGCTGAAACAATACCTTTTTACCCGCCGCACTATTTAGAACGCAATTGGTCGCCTATGGAAGTGCCAGTGGATGTTGTAGAAGCCACAGCCAAAGCTAGGCAACGCGGGTTAGCTACTGGTGTTCTTTCACAAAAAACTGCTGACGCACTATTACCTTCTAGTTTTGTAGAAGGACGATTTGATTATGGATTGAACGAATTTAATTATCCCCCATCAAAAAAACGGGATGAACGTTTTAAAAAAATGGGCATTCCTGTTTATAGTAGTAAAGAAGAATATGATAAAGTAGGTGGGTTAGGAGTTTATAGGGATAAAAACCGTTATGGTATGCCTGAAGGCTCTATAGATAGATTTACAGCTGGTACAGACCTTATTCCTGCCACATCAGATTTATATATAGAAGTTGAAGGTGGTGAAGCACAGAAAAAAGATTTTCGTACTCAAGATGCAGCTGCAAGATTAGCAGCTAGTATGTGGGCAGAAAAACAACAGCGGTCGGAAGACAAAGCTACTGAAGCTTGGAATCCAGGAGAAAAGGGCTATTCTAAAAAAGTAGAAATGATGCGGCAAGCTTTGGATAGACCAGAAAATAAAAGAATGTTAGATGCGTTTAATAGGTTTACTAAAATGTATCAAGAAGGTGGCAGGGATAGTTTTTACCCAAGCGATGCTACTGATTTAAGAACAGAGCCTAATGAACCTTCCATCCTTGACAAGATGCGTAGATTTATGAGAGCTTTTACAGCTTACTAAAGGTATTTATGGAACTTGAAACCAAATTAAAACTAGAAGACCTTGCTGTTTCTAGTAACATTGCTGAACTTATTTCAGACACAGACTTGTCCAAGATTGGACATGATGTGGTACAAAACTTTGAAAAAGACCTCACTAGTCGTGATGCTTGGGAAAAACGTACAGAAGAAAGTATGAAGCTTGCTTTGCAAGTTGCAGAACAAAAAAGTTTTCCTTGGCCTGGTGCTAGTAACATTAAGTTTCCCCTTATCACTATTGCTGCATTGCAATATCACGCCCGTAGTTATCCTGTTCTTATTAATGGAGACACTCCAGTTAAATGCCGTGTTATAGGAGAGGATGATCCTCAGTCATCTAAAGCAAACCGTGCGCTTAGAATTGAAAGCCACATGTCATATCAAATCATGGAAGAAGATGAAGACTGGGAAAGTGAAACGGACAAAGTTCTTATTACCCAACCTATCATTGGCTGTGCTTTTAAAAAGACTTACTACGACCCAATTAAAAAACATAATGTAAGTGAAAATATTTTAGCTAAAGATTTAGTAGTTAATTATTGGACTAAGAGTTTAGAAACTGCGCCAAGAATTACTCATATTTTATTATTTCAGAAAAATGATATTTACGAACGGGTAGTTCGTGGTATGTGGCTAGATGTTAGCAAAGAACCTCGTGAAATAATTTTAAGTCAATCAGAAGGTCTTGCAGTGTTACGAGACAAAGCCCAAGGCACAAACGTACCAGAAAGCACAGACTCAACAACGCCCTATGAAATATTAGAACAACACTGTTATATAGATTTTGACCAAGACGGATATGCTGAGCCATACATTGTTTTTGTACGTCGAGATACTAAAGCAGTTGCTCGCATTGTTCCTCGGTTTTTACCTTCTAACATTGAATATAATAAAAAAGGTAAAGTACTATCTATTAAAGCAGAACAATATTTTACTAAGTTTCCTTTTATTCCTTCTCCTGATGGAGGATTCTATGACTTAGGGTTTGGTGTTCTTCTTGGACCTTTAAACGAATCTATTAACACTATTATCAACCAGCTAACTGATGCTGGAACTATGTCTAACACTGCGGGTGGATTTCTTTCTCGTGGAATTAAAATTCGTGGAGGCAACCATACGTTTGCTCCGTTAGAGTGGAAACATGTGGATACCACTGGAGATGATTTGCGTAAAGGTATTTACCCACTACCTGTCCGTGAGCCTTCACAAGTGCTATTTACTCTTTTAAGTCTTCTTATTAATTACGGTGAACGTATTGGCGGGGCGGTAGATATTCTCACGGGACAGAATCCTGGGCAAAATACTCCAGCTGAAACTTCCCGCACTATGGCTGAACAAGGCATGAAAATATTTAACGGAATCTTTAAACGAACCTACCGTTCGCTTAAACAAGAATTTCGTAAAATATATCGACTTAACCAATTGTATTTGGATGAGAAGTTTGAATATGCACAAGAGTCTGCAAGCAAAGGTGTAGTATATCTTCGTGATTATATGGGCGATGCTAGTGAGGTTCGTCCTAGTGCTGATCCAAACCTTACAAGCGATACTTCTAGGCTTATGCAAGCTACTGCTCTTAAACAAGCAGCTATGCAAACACCTGGGTACAATAAGTATGAAGTGGAAAAGAAATGGCTTAATGCTATGCGTATATCGGATGTTGATCGGTTATACCCTGATCCTAAAGGTCCTAATGCCGTGCCTCCTCCAGCTAATCCTAAACTTCAAATTGAGCAAATTAAAGCTCAAACTAAAAAAGCTGACTTTGAATTGCAGCTTAAACTTGGCTTATTGAAGTTAATGAAAGATGCTGAGTTGAATATGGCTAAGATTAAGAAAATGACCGCTGAGACAGAAGCTATCTTGGCTGATATACCAAATGAAAAAAATAAGTTAAGATTACATGAATTAAACACTGCTATCTCTGCGGCTAGAGAACAACGAGAGGCTTCGTTAGCTAGTGTAGATATGATGCAAAAGATTTTTGAGACGATGAAAGGGGACGAGGAACCAACAAGTATGGAACCAACTCCTACAACCCCGCCTATGGGGGATAGTTCGCCTATGGGCATGTAATGGAGAAAGTAAATGGCTGCTGTCACTGAGCAAGAGTTTTTAGAATGGAAGCAACATGTTGTTACTAGTAAATTGTTTGAGGTGTTAAGAAAAGAACGAGCAACAATGGCACAAGGAGTCATTTACGGTGACTTTGAAAACGAAGAAGAAGTTAAAGGGCGATGCAAAGCTATTGATCGTCTTGTAGATATGGACTATGAGGATTTATATGAATAAGTCAGGAATACACCCAAAAGGAAATCGTTTGTTAATTCGTCCTTTAGAAGTAGACACTGCTACTGAAAGTGGAATTATTATTTCTACAGGAAAAGAAACAGATCGAGAGCAGATGGCTAATACTACAGGAGAGGTAATTGAAATTGGAAAAGAAGCATTTTGGGATTCGGAAACTCCCTGGTGTGAAGTTGGTGATAGGGTTGTATTTGCTAAGTTTGCTGGCCTTTTATATCTTGGTAAAGATGGGCAACAGTATAGACTTATTAACGATGACAACATTGTGGCTACCTTAGACTCAGATGTTAAACTGGTTGACCCGTACCTAAAGAAAGGTGTATAATATGAGCCAAGAACAAGTCACTGAAACAAAACCAGAAAATGTTCCTGAAGTAAATGAAAGTGTTTTAAAAGAAGCTGAGTCACAAGGATGGGTTCCAAAAGAGAAGTTTAGGGGCGATGAAAACGATTGGGTTGACGCAGATACCTTTGTCAAACGTGGTCGTGAGATTATGCCTATTTTAAGAAAGAATAATGAGAATCTGCTTAAAGAACTTAATACTACCAAAGAGCAGTTAAAAGAGTTCAAGAAGTCGGCTGATGAATTTAAAAAGTTTCAGCAACAAGCGCATGAGCGTAAAGTTTCTGAATTAAATCAACAGCTTGAGCAGCTTAAAAATGTTCGCGCACAAGCCATTAGTGAAGGTGACGGTGCTAGAGTCAATGCCATCGACGATGCCATTGACGAAGTTAAAGAACAAACTAAGCAAGCTAAAGATGAAGCACGAGAAGCTGCGAAAGCTCCACCTCCGCAACCTACTCAAGTGCTTGATCCTACACTTCAAGAATGGATGGGTAAACATGAGTGGTTTGGTAAAGATAAAAAACTTACCGATTGGACTACTGCTGCTGGAGAAGAACTTCGACAACAGAACCCCACTCTTATGGGTAAAGCTTTTTTAGATAGACTTGATGAGTTATTAGAAGATGAGTTTCCTCACAAGTTTAAAAAAGATAAGCCTTTGTCACCCGTAGAGTCTGGTTCAGGAAGAGGTCGTGTTACTAGTAACAGCAAACGATCTTATGAAAACCTTCCAGCAGACGCTAAAGCTGCATGTGATAAGTTTATTAAGCAGGGTCTTATGAAGTCCCGTGATGAATATCTCGCTCTATACGAGTGGGAATGAGATAAGGAATAGGAGACTAAAATGGCAAAAGCTCGCACACCGCAAGAGAAAAAAGAACTGCACGAAGAGAAAACAGCTGCTACCCGTGTTCCCATGACTCGACGACGCAATCAGTTTAATGGGACGGAAAGTAAGCTCACTGTCAAAAAACACATTGAAGGTTATAAGCTTCACATTTTTAATGACACTCCTGGTCGTATTGATAGTGCTCTTGGTTCTGGTTATGAGTTTGTTTCTCCTAATGAGGTAGGAGGCGTTACTAGTAATGTCGTGTCACAGAACACAGACATTGGAGATAAGGTGCGATTTCTTGTTGGCTCAAATAATGAGGGTGGACCTCTTTATGCGTACTTGATGAAAATCAAACAAGAATGGTATGACGAAGATCAAGCCGAACTTCTCGCACGAAATAACAAAATTGACGATGCACTTCGTAAGGGCAAAGCACCTGGAGTTAATTCAGACGGGTTCTATGTTCCAAGGGATGGCATCAAAATGTCTTAATTTTTTAGGAGTTTTAAATGGCAAACCTAAACCTTCCCAAAGGCTTTTCGCCCGTAGGGAATCTTTTGGGAGCAAAATGGAACGAACAGGGTCGCCTGTACGCCATTGCTTCTGATGCAAGCAACACTTATGCTATCGGTGACGTTGTTATGTCAGCCGCAAGCTCGGACGCTAACGGCGTTCCTTACGTCACAAAATGGGGTGGTGCAACCACTACTTCAGCTTTGCCGTTAGGTATCATCGTTGGTATTCGCGTAGCTGATCCAGGCGTGTCGCTTGTTGGCAACACGTTGTCGCTCGAAAAGAGTTACATCGGCTTGTCAGCTGGTACTCGTTATGTGTACGTTGTGGATGATCCTTTTGTTCTGTTTGAAGCTCAGTTTGATAGCACTGCTATCGCTGTAACTGATCTTCATAAGAATGCTTCAGCCACTATTACAGCTAACCAAACAGGTCTTTCTATCAGTTCACCTTTCTCAAGCACTGTGCTAACTTCCCCTGCTACAACTGCCACCTTACCAATTCGTTTGTTGGGTGCTGTTCAGCGTTCTGACAACGCTGTTGGGGCTTACTGCAAAGTTTTGTGTAAGTGGAACTATCACGAATTCGGTGTAACGGCTGGTGCTTCTGGCTCCGTCGTTGGCTACCTTGCACCGTAATCACTAGGAGACTAATATGGCTGGCGTAATTACAACTGCATCACATCCAAAAGCACTATGGCCTGGAATTAAGGCCTGGTGGGGTCAAGTATATAACGAACATAAAACGGAATATACTGACCTTTTTGATACGGACTCTTCAACTCAAAACTATGAAGAAGATGTCCAACTGTCGGGCTTCGGTCTTGCTCCGATTAAAACTGAAGGTCAAGGGGTCAACTATGATTCTGAGATTCAAGGTTTTACCACTCGTTATACGCACATTGCGTATGCGCTTGGTTACATCGTGACTAAGGAAGAACTTGACGACAACCTGTATGAGAGTGTGTCTAAGCGTCGTGCAGCTGCTTTGGCAATGTCTTTCCGTCAAACGAAAGAAAACATTGCAGCTAACGTCTACAACCGTGCGTTTAGCAATACCTACGCTGGTGGTGACGGTGTGTCGCTTTGCAGCACTGCTCATCCAAATACTCAAGGTGGTACTTGGGCTAATCGTCCTACAATTGACGTTGACCTAAGTGAAGCTGCTCTTGAGGATGCCATGATTGCTATCATGGGTTTCACCAATGACCGTGGTCTTTTGATTTCGGTTATGCCTCGCACCTTGCACATCGCTCGCAACGAAGTGTTTAATGCTCAGCGTATCCTTCATTCGTCATATCAGACGGGTAATGCAAACAACGACATTAACGTGCTCAAGGCTGGTAACTACCTCCCAGGTGGTTTCAAAGTCAATCATTACTTTACCTCGCCACACGCTTGGTTTATTCGTAATGACATTCCCGCCAAATCGGGTATGAAGTGCTATGAACGACATGCTATGATGTTTGATCAAGACAATGACTTTGACACGATGAACGTGAAAGCTAAAGGCTATGAGCGTTATAGCTTTGGCTGGAGCGACCCTCGTGCTGTCTATGGTGTGAACGGTCCGTAATAGATTAAGGGGCATGGAGAATATCCTATAAGTCCCCTTTTT